CCCATACTATGGTAAGTAGGCTGGATATATTAAACACAAGGGATTGTGTGGAATCGGCGGAAACGCTAGGGATTGGATTGATAAGCGTGCATATATAAATACAAGCGCGCATATTTAATAAGGTATGCGGGCATATTTAATAAGGTATGCGAACATACTTAATAAGCTATGCGGGCTTATTAATTACTATGCGAGCATACTATTTAGAAGAATAGGAGGATGTTCTTGTTATGTTCTACTTGACAAATGGATGTTCACGTTTTGTTCACGTTTTGTTTTAGCAGAAAAGAATGAAACAAGAACAAATGGTGAACAAAGGAAAAACGCTAGAACAAATCAGGAACATATGGTGAACATTATGATCACCCCCACCCAAAAAAAATGCCCCGTGCATTTGTATATATATATCACCACTGTCATATATTTACCAAAAATACTAGGGGTAGTTTAAACTATAAAAATAAAAAAAACCACCCCCCTTTGTTTTATTTTACAAAAGAGGGTGGCTATAATAATAAAAAAAATACTAGGGTGTGTTAAACAGGTGTGCTAACACTTGGGAAGTGCGCTACGCGGCTATATATCTATATAGATATAATAAGATCAATATCATAAAGTCTTAACCTAGTTGATATTGTAAATCTTTATTGTAATCTATATACTTTTTCTATATTTTAATCTATAACATAATCTATATAGAGAGTAGTATACCAGATACAACAGCAAAGGACAAGAGTAATAGTAAAATAAATTATAAGTGTTGCAAAAATATCACACTGTAGGTGATGATTGTCTCCATCCTTAACTCTTTTCTTCTTGTCTTCCTACAGGGTGGGGTGGTACAATACACTTGGGGTGATGATTGTCACCATCATACTTAATTCTATATAGATATAAGGAAAGGTGCTGTAGCTTATGTGTGAAAATCCTAATTGTAAATATAAATATCAGTGTAACTGCAAAGACTGTAGTTGTTCACCCCACACAGACGGAGAAGAAGGTTTGTGTAAGTGTTGCCGGGCGCGTGCCGCGCGTAAAAACATTTCTGTAGCAGGTATGATAGAAAAAGATAATGGTAAGTGATTTAGAAGATTTATCCAGTGAACAGGAGATTACCTATAACATTCTTTTGAATATAAGAAATACTCTGAATGTTATGGTGCAGCAACAGTCAAAGGATGACTTTCTTACGTATGTGCGTAAGATAGCACCTACGTTAATTACTGATTGGCATATGGGAAGACACATTGAAGTTTTATCAGATAAGCTACAAAAGGTAGTGGAAGGAAAGATCAAACGGTTGATGGTCTTTCTTCCACCGCGTAGCAGCAAGTCAGTAATATGCTCTAAGTTATTTCCTGCATGGTACATAGGTAAAAATCCTAACCATGAGATACTTACTGTCAGTCACTCTGATCAGTTGTCCAGTGACTTTGGTAGATCAGTGCGTGACATAGTAAACACAGAAGAATTTACAAATATGTTTCCCGGTGTTAATCTACGTGCAGATGTACGAGCAGCAGGTAAGTGGAAGACAAATCTAAATGGTAGTTACTATGCTGCAGGTGTAAGATCACAGATTGCAGGGAGAGGTGCACACATTGCTATCTTGGATGATGTTATGTCTGAAGAAGATTCATTCTCTGATGCAGGTAGAAGATACATCAAGGAATGGTGGCCTTCAGGATTACGTACACGTATTATGCCTAATGGTTCTATTATTATTATTAATACTAGGTATCACTATGATGATCTTTGTGGGTGGTTATTAAAGCAGCAGGAAGAGTTTGATATTGATACCAAGATGCGTTGGGACGTAGTAAGTATACCTGCATGGTTAGACGAAAAGTCTAGTGAGTTGTTAGGTCTTCCTGAAGGTACAAGTTACTTTCCTGAGTGGAAGGACGATGAGACACTACGAATAGATGAGATGGAAATTAAGGCAACCAATGGATCAAAGTATTGGGAAAGCCTGTACATGCAAAACCCTACACCTGATGAAGGTAGTTTAATCAAGAAGAACTGGATCAACTGGTGGGAATATGAAGAACCGCCAAGTTGTGACTTTATCATGCAGACATACGACACTGCCTTTAGTACAAAGACAACAGCAGACTATAGTGTTATACAAACGTGGGGAGTGTTTCATTTCCATGAGGATAGTGAGGACGGTGTAGAAGGAGTAGCAAGTAATTTGTTGCTACTAGGTAGTGTACGTGGTAGATTTGAATATCCTGATCTGAGACGTATTGCACAACAAGAGTATCATAAGCATAGACCTGATATTTGTGTGGTAGAAAAGAAAGCAAGTGGACAATCGCTAATACAAGACATGAGACGTAGTGGTCTTCCTGTCTTGGAGTACATGCCTGACAAAGACAAAGTGTCAAGAGTATTTACTGCTTCTCCATTGTTGGAAGCAGGAAGAGTATGGTTGCCAAAAGGAAAGGAATGGTCAAGAGAATTGTATGAGGAGATGATACTGTTTCCCTATGGCAGACATGACGATCAGGTGGACGCAATGACTATGGCAATACATTATGTCAAGGACAGTTGGCGCTTGGAACATCCTGAAGACCCTGATTGGGAAGATGATATTAATCCACGCAGACAGAAGCGTGTTGCATATTGGAGAGTTTAATGCTATAGTATTTTTTATCATATTTGTTTTTACAAGGGAAAATAAAACAATGGGTTTAAAATCTACAGATTTTTTGGGTTTAATTCCTGCAGCACTAGGAAGAGCAGGAGTTTTTGATGACGAATATAAAAAGGAAGAAGTAGTTCCTGCTCCTAAGACTGCTAAAGATGAACAAATGACAGGAACAAAAGGTTTAGGTGTTAGCAACACAACAACAAAAACTACTGGTGGTTTAAAAAAAGGTGGTAAGGTAGCTAAAGCTAAAGCTAAAAAGCGTAAAGGATTTAATGGTAAGGGAGCAGGAGCGGCACTTCGCGGTTTTTAATATATGCAGGAACACGTTTTAGAAAAGAGACAGGACTTTTACTTTCCTGTCAACGATGATCACTTTTCAGGAGAAGAGTATCAAAAGCCACACAGAATAAGAAGTTTACAGTTTGTAGATAACTTTGATGTTGCATTAGATGTAGGTAGTCACGTAGGTACATGGGCAGTAGACTTATGTAATATGTTCAATAAGGTTTATTGCTTTGAACCAATTGAAATACACAGGGAATGTCTTACACGTAATCTGTCAGGTTTTTCTAGTGACAGGTTTGAAATACTACCCTACGCACTGGGTGCAGAGAATGACGTAGAGATTGCACTAGAGTATGCTGCGGAAGGTAACAGCGGTACTGCTTCAATCACTACGGATGTAGAACGGGGAGAGTACAAGGCAGTACTAAAGACACTTGACTCTTTTGACTTTGAAAAGATTGATTACATTAAGGTGGACGTTGAAGGTTTTGAATTACAGTTTCTCAAGGGAGCAAGCGAAACAATCAAACGTACAAAGCCAGTAATCAATATTGAAATTAAAAATACGTGTGAACGGTTTGGTACTACACAGCAAGAGATAGCAGACTACCTTGTTGCTGATCTAGGTATGGACTGCGTAGGTAAAACAGTAGCAGATTATATTTTTGTTTACCACACATAAGGTTAGGTTATAAAAAAGGTGGTTCTGTGGTAGAACGTAATCCTTACAACTATACAGCAAAGGCAATATAGAACATGGCAACTGAACGCAATCCGTTTGATCCTATTCCTTCAGTAGAACTTTCAGTCGTAGAGATTGAAACTGAAACAGAAGGTACTGAAGCAAGTATGGAATATGATCCTAGTGATGGTGGTATTGTAGTAGAGTTTAAAAGTAATTTAGATGAAGGCTTGTCTGACGAACAGATCAAAGAGGAAGACGAAGAGTTTTTTAGAAACTTAGTAGATGATTTGGATGAAGACGCTCTTGAAGATATTGCTATTCAAGTACATGATAACTTTACTGCAGACAAAGACAGTAGAGCAGAATGGGAAAGTATGTTTGAACGTGGCTTTGATCTATTAGGTCTAAAGCTGGAAGAAGCATCAGAACCATTTGAAGGTGCATGTACTGCAGTTCATCCAATCCTTATTGAGTCAGCAGTTAAGTTTCAGTCAAAGGCAACACAAGAATTATTTCCTGCGAGTGGACCAGTAAAGTCTCAGATCATTGGTGAAGTATCAGAAGAAAAAGAAAAACAAAGTCATAGAGTCAGAGACTTTATGAACTACCAGATCACTGAACAAATGCCTGAGTACTTTGACGAGTTTGAGCGTATGCTCTTTCACCTGCCACTTATTGGATCAGCATTTAAAAAGATTTACTTTGACAGCAGTTTAAACCGACCTGTATCAGAGTTTGTACCTATTGATCAGTTCTATGTGTCCTACTATGCTACCGATCTACGCAGAGCAGATCGCTACACGCATGTTATCTATCGCTCACCAGTAGAAATGCAGCGTGACATGGCAGCAGGAATGTATGCAGAGGTAGACCTACCTGAAGCAAGCACACCAGAGTTTGCTCCTATCAGCCAGAAGATGGATACAATCATGGGATTGTCTCCTTCTGGTAGTCACGATCCACAGTACGTTCTGCTTGAGCAACACTGTTATCTTGATCTTCCCGGTAAGTTTGAAGACGATGATGGTTTGTCTCTTCCTTACATTGTTACTGTTGAAGAACAAAGCCGACAGGTTTTATCTATTCGTAGAAACTATAACAAGGATGATCGACGCAGAGAAAAGAAAATCTTCTTTACTCATTATCGTTTTGTTCCCGGTTTTGGTTTCTATGGTTTAGGTTTAATTCACTTCCTTGGTAATCTTACAATGACTGCAACTGCAGCAATGCGTAGCTTGGTTGATGCAGGTCAGTTTGCAAATCTACCCGGTGGCTTTAAAGCAAAGGGTTTACGTATTGTAGGTGATAATGATCCTATTGCTCCCGGTGAATTTAGAGAAGTTGAAGCTACAGGTAATGATCTGTCTAAGATGATCATTAATCTACCATACAAAGAACCTTCACAAACTTTGTTTCAGATGCTTAATTTTGTTACTGCTACTGCACAGAAGTTTGCCGACACAACCGAACAGGTTATTTCAGATGCAGCAAGCTACGGTCCTGTTGGTACAACAATGGCACTGTTGGAAGCAAGTAGCAAATTCTTTAGTGCAATTCATAAACGATTACATAAGTCTCAGCACGATGAGTTTAAATTATTAAGTCGTATTAACTTTGAATATCTACCTGATGAGTCTATGGTAGATATTCCTAATGGTACAATTAATATCTATCGTAATGACTTTGATGGTAGGATTGATATTATTCCTGTATCTGATCCTAATATTCCTTCTTCTGCACACCGTATGATGATGGCACAGCTTGCACTACAGTTGTCTCAGTCAGCACCTCCCGGTATGTTCAATGTAGAAGAACTTAATAAGACAATTCTTCAGGCAGCAAACATTCCTAATCTGGATAAGATTATGCCTGAAAAGCCATCACCAATGCCTCTTGATCCTGTCAGTGATATTCAAGCTGCAGTTAAGGGTATGCCTATTCAGGCGTTCGTTGGTCAGAACCACGATGCACATATTCAAGTAAAGACAATGTTCATACAAGACCCAATGAACGGTGCTAATCCTATGATGCAACGTATTGTTCCTGTGCTACAGGCAAACATTCAGGAACATATGGTAATGAAGTATCAGGAACAAATTAGTGGTGTATCAAAAGAAATGATTGGACAGTATGGACCAGAAGCTGCAGCGGCAGGTGTGGACGTACAAGACCCACGACTTATGGAACAAGTTATTGCTGCTGCCGCACAACAAGTAGCACAGGCAAATCAAGCTGCAGCACAGATGCAAATGGCAGCTACACCTGAAGCACAAATGGTTCAGATTGAACAACAGCGTCTGGGTGTTGAACAACAGAAAGTTCAAACACAAATGGCAAAAGAAGCTGCTACTGCTGCTAATAAGAATCGTGAACTTGATCTTAAAGAAATGGAAATACAGTTAAATATGTTCAAAGAAGGTGCTAATCTTTCCAGTGCAAAAGAAGAAAAAGAAATGGATCGAAATGCAAAGAAAGCAATTGCAGCTTTGGATGCTCTTATTGATCTTGCCAAGACAGAAGCAAGCATTGATAAAGATAAGGCACTAAAGGCAGCAGACATGCTTACTAACTTTATTGGACAGACACGTAAAGGATAAAAAGTTTTGAACTTTTGGGATGAGTTAAATTTAAAGTACGAAGAAAAAATACTAGACTTAAAAAATTCTCTTGCATATGGCAACGCTTCAAGTTACGATGAATATCGACACGCAGTAGGTGTGATCGAAGGTGTGGAATGGGCAACTGAATGTCTCAAGCACATTGTAAAACAACGTATCTATGAAGAGGAGGATAACAACTAAATGCAAGCAGTACGTATGGATAAAGCAGTTGATGCTGCAGACTGGATAACAGATGAAGATGATATTAAGTTAGACTTAAATAGTCTTCCAAATCTTCCCGGTTATCATTTGCTGGTTCTACCAGTTGCAGTAAAACAAAAGACAAAGGGTGGTATTATTCTACCTGATAAAGTAAAGGATGATGTAGCTTACCTAACTACCGTTGCTAAAGTTTTAAAGAAAGGTGACTTAGCTTATAATGACAAAGACAAGTTTCCTAATGGAGCATGGTGTGATGTAGGTGACTACGTTTGTTACGCAAAGTATTCAGGACAGAAGTTTATATATAAAGGTATGAAACTACTTCTTATCTTTGATGATCAAGTAATTATGAAAGTTGAAAAACCAAGTCTACTTGATCCTACATATCATCTTTCAAATTAAATTTGTATATTATAATAACTTATTGTACTATACTAATACAGCGGGTAAATTAAAACCAATTCGTTAGATTCGCTGCTAACGGGTAAGAAAGGAAAAATAATGAGTGAAGAATGGTCAACGGTTGAAGTAAATTCAAATGAGGATGAAAGTTCTAAAGTTGAGTTTGAAGTTGAAGAACAACCAGAAGTAAAAGAAGAACAACCAACAGAACTAGCACCAGTAGTTGAACAGGCAGAAGAACAAAACGAAGAAAGACCTGAAGAACTAGAAGGTATTCAAACCAAGGGTGCAGAGAAAAGAATTAAACAGTTAATTCGTCAACGTAAAGAACGTGACGAAGAATTGCAACAGCTACGTAGTGAGATTCAAGGACTACGTAGCCAAGTACAAGAAAGAGATACACAGCTTTCTTCAAGTTTAAAGAATACTATTGATAGTACTGAAAGTCAATTAGAATCAAATCTTGAGTCAGCTAAACAGTTATACAAGCAAGCCGTTGAGTCAGGTGATACTGACGGAATGTTAACAGCACAAGAGAGCATGAGTAAAGCCTATGCAGAAAAAAATCGTGTTGAACAGCAGAAGGTAGCTTGGGAAGAATATAATCGTGCTTTAGAGTCAAGTGGGCAACAAGCAACACAAATTGCACAACAGCAACAGCAGACTCAAGAGTATGATCCAAAGGCAGTTGATTGGGCAACTAAAAATTCATGGTTTGGTCAAGATCAAATTATGACTGCTGCTGCTCTTACTGTTGATCAAGAACTGAAGGGTGAGGGTTATGA